GGCATAATCAACATTTCCACCAACACGTTTTAAATATTCGTAATGAGCTTCATTTATTTTATCCTTATCAGAATTTGATAAAATGTCTATCATATGCCAGCATTCTTCCAAAGCTTCGTAAGCATCTCCTAAGTCTCCAATTAACTCGATGCCTTTGAATTTATTATTTTTGTCTACGATATGCGAATAACTTCCTGCCATGTTTTTAAAATTCTAATGATTATTTTCAGATTTGACATGTAGATATTCTATCAACATTAAAATCAGAGATCCTAACATGAACGATGCATGAATGAGCAACTGTTTATAAATGATGTCCCATGATACATTTTCAGCATTGATGAAAGTCTGCAATAAATGGATAGAAGAAACTCCTACTAACGAAGTGCTCATCTTGACTTTTAACATTCCGGAACTTGCTTTTTCGCTCTTTTCGTCATGCTCTTTCGTGATGAAAGATGTATAAGATCCAGTGATGATCATCTTGATCAAATTTGCTATCATGACAATATCAACCAGTTCTAGTATGATCATCATAACGCTTTCTCCATTGAGAGAACTAGACTCTCTAATCAAATGCAGTATTGCTTCAAAATACTTTGTTGCATATATGGCCATCGCCACTAATAAACCCAAGTAGAATGGGTATAAAAATAGTTTACTACCCTTGAAAAGGATAAATTCTACTATAGTTTTCATTGGTTTATTGTTCATATGTTTTATTTTTTAATGAGACAAACCTAATTAAAATAAATAAGATATGAAAATGTTTTACTCTATATCATTGATGTTCTTTATGTTTGGTTGCATTCATGCTTTTGTTCCAAAAGATACAAGCAATGTAAGATATAGAGTTAAAGAAAATTTACATATACTGAGATGCATCCAGAATTTCACAGAAGAAAAGGATGTCTATCCTATATTTGAAACAATGACAGATTCTGTCTATGTGATACTGGATGATAAGTTTTACAAAGTCGACAAAAGCAAAGCTTCAGGCTTGTTGATCAGATTGAGATCTGAATTTCTGATGTTGGGATATTCGATTTCATATTCAGAAGAAGAGAACACTTATTTAATATCTTACAACACTGTAAAATTTGACAAGATGATGATTCTACATTTCGAATTCTATGTACACAAAAATGTGATATATGCCATCAAGGTATGGTAAACATTACGTTTTGATATATACCATAAATAATTAAACAGTTCAATTTGAGTAAGTTAGGAGGAAATAATGAGAAGAGGTTCGTGTTCACTACTAAAAAAGTGCAAGAAGTCTCCGAGAAACTTGACTTAGGATATCAGATCCCGAGATATGAAAACCCTTGGTGGAAGAACCAGATAGGAATCAGAAAAGCAGGATTGTCTTTCGGTATGACTCAGGAAGAACAATTGGAGTATATGAAGTGTAAACTTGATATACACTATTTTGCCGAAAACTATTGTAAGATCAAATTAGAAGATGGTAGCAAGGGGCAGATGAAGCTCAGGGATTATCAGAAAGATATATTGGATTTGTTTGTAAATAACCGCTATAATTTGTTGTGCGCCAGCAGGCAAATTGGTAAGTGTTTGATTTTCAATACGTTAGTAATTTTAAAAGATAATATTTCTAAAAAATATATGTTGATTTCTTATGGAGATTTTTATTATAAAGAGCTTTCTAAAAAGAGAAAACTTACGTTAATTGAGAGAATAAAATGGAAACTAATGAACTTATATACAAAACTTACAGAAGCAGAGAACACGTTCATAGCAAATAAAATTAAAGAATCCAGATGATAAAATGTTTAGAATATGAAAAGGAACTTAAAGGTAGAAGATATTTAGTAGAACATGTGTTTAAATCTCATGGAATTAAAATAAAAGAATATGAAATTAAATATAATTTAATTGATAAAATAGAATGTTCTGGATGCAATATTAATTTCTATCCTAGAAATTCTTATTCCAAATATTGCACAATAGAATGCCAAGAAATAAAATATGATCAAAATAGACAAGATTTGTTGAAAAAAGGTGTTGAAAATGAAGATTATATAACATGTCAGTGGTGTAATAGTATACAACAAAATTTATCTCTTATACATTTTAATAGATGTAGTCCTGGGAAAACTTTAAATGATTATAAAAAAGAATTTCCTAATCACTTGACTATGGCCATAAATTATAAAAAAGCTATTCTAGATAATGGTGGAGGTGTTCATATGAAATTAGATAAATATAGAAAAATGGCTTCTGACCAAATAAAAGGAGATAAAAATCCAAATCACAAAAGCAAAACTACTTTAGAACAAAGACAAGATCGTTCTCCTTTTTCTAAAGAATTTTACAGAAAAGATAATCCTAATATGTCTGAAGAACTTCAACAATTAACTAATGAAAAAGCAAAAGAATATATTAAAGATAGAATTAATAATACTAACATTGAATACTACCTTAACCAAGGATATTCTCAAATAGAAGCCAAGCAAAAATTATCGGAAAGACAAACCACTTTCAGTTTAGAAATATGCATTAAAAAATATGGTGAAGAAGCTGGACTAAAAAGATGGCAAGAAAGACAAAAGAAATGGCTAGATAGCACTGAAGGCTCAAATTATTCAGGTGTGTCACAGAAATTATTTTGGAGCTTACATGATAATATCACCAATAAAGAAGATCTGTATTTCAAAGAATTTAACAAAGAAATATATTTAGAATTGGAAAGCGGTGATGCTTTTGTAGTTGATTTCAAATACAATAACAAGATCATAGAATTCAATGGCGATTACTGGCATGCAAATCCTAATAAATACAATGAGAATTGGGTAAATACTACAACAAATAGAGTTGCTAAAGATATATGGGAAAAAGATGCTATTCGTAATAATACAATATCCCAAGAATATGATTTATTAACTATTTGTGAATACGATTATAAAAATAATCCTGATGAAATATTACAAAAATGTTTAGAATTTTTAAATGATTAAATTTATATGTAAAATAATATTATTATTGATCAAATTCTTAGAAGTTTTTGAGTTTTCTGGTTTATCGTTAGATGAAAATGATGCTTCTAAGAAGATCTTAAATTCAATCGAACTTGAAAAAGGTAGATACTCGATATCATCTGAAACTGGTTGGTCTCCATTAACGCATATACACTTAACGCAACCTTACAAAATACATGAACTATTATTATCTAACGGTTATAAACTTCTATGCGCAGATAATCACATAGTCTTCAAGCCTGATATGAGTCAAATATTTGTTGCAGATCTGAAACCAGGAGATATTATTTTGACTGATGAAGGTCCTATGGAAGTTGTTCATATGAACAAATCATCACTAAGTTTATCAATGATGGACTGTACAGTGGATTCACCTACTCATTCTTACTATTCTAATGGTATTTTATCACATAATACAGTTTCTGCTGCCATCATGATTCTGCATTATTGCATTTTCAACAATGATAAAACTGTGATGATTGTAGCCAACAAAGGAGCCACTGTTGTGGAGATCCTTGATAAGATAAAAGACATCTATAAGTTACTCCCATTTTTTATGCAGCCAGGTGTAACAAATGTAAACCAAAGTTCAATGATCTTTGGTGACACAGGATGTCGTATCAGAACTGCTGCTAGATCTAAAGAACCTGCAATCGGATTTACAATCGATTTATTATACATGGATGAGTTTGCTCATATTCCTCGTAACATCATAGAGCCTTACTACAGAGCTGCTTATCCTACTGTATCAGCAGTAAAGAACTCAAAAATTATAATCACATCAACTCCTAATGGACTTAATTTGTTTCATAGGATTTTAATCGATTCTGAAAGAAAAGAAGGAGATTCAATGAAGAACAACTTTAATTCAATGAGAGTTTATTGGTATCAAGTTCCTGGTCGTTTCATGAGCTATGTGCGCATGAATAGATTCAAATTGGAGAAGTTTGGTTTAACTTACGAAGATGTGTTAGCAGAATGCAAAAGGCTATATGATCCAAATAATGAAAGAGATGCTAATAATATGCCTTTTGTTGAAAGAACCACAGATTTTGAAAAAGGAATAGAAGTTGTAAATATTCTCAGTAGAGCTGGAATAGTTGATACTGATGATGTCAGAAGAATAGAAATATTGAATAGATTTGGTGAAAAAGTTCCAATCACAAAAGTGGCTATCATTTCTTCTTGGAAGGAGGATGCTATTCGAGATATTGGTTCTGTTGATGCATTTAACCAAGAATATGCATTGGCATTCATCAACGGTTCAAGAATGTTATTCGATGAGAAGACTATGTCCAAGATCGTCAACAATACTCTCCCTTTTGCTCCTATTAAGATAGATCTTTTCGATATGAAAATGCATTCTGATTACAAAGAGCTAGAATGGATACAGAACAAACCGGCTTTATTCGATCTAGCAGATATAAAGAAATACCATCTGATATTAAGTGTAGATTTGGCAGAAGGACTAGGTCAAGATTATTCTGTGATCAACATATTCAGACTTGTCCCAAGAAGCCAGGATGAACTAGAAAATGGTCTATTCACAGACATATATGATTGCTTCAGATTGGAACAAGTAGGTATATGGAGGAACAATCTAGCAAATCTGGACTATGCTGCGTCTCTGCTCTATATGATAGTTTTCGAATTAGCAGATCCTGAAAAATGTAAGATCACTTTAGAGTATAATACATATGGTGAAAGCTTATTGAGCAAAATGCCTGGTGTGTTTTCTGGAAGAAATGATTATGGTTCCTTCGTGTTCTTCAAGTATTTCCACAGAGCTGATGCTGATAAACCAAAGATAGGTTTGAAAGTGAACAACAATAAAAAGATGCTAGTTAAAGATTATCAACAGAGATTGTCGAACACTGATGTTGTGTTACATGAACAAACGAACATATACGAAGTTAAAACATTCATCAAAGAGGAGACTTCGTTAGGAACTTTGAAATTCCATGCAGAATCTGGCCACGATGATACAGTGATGACAGTTGTCAATATGTGTACCGTTTTCCAAAAGAGCGAATTCAGATCGATGATAGAAGTCATGATGCAACACGATCTTCCTGCTGAAACATCCAAAATGATAGATTCTCAACTTGGAAAGAGTGAATTCAATAAATCTGCAGATTATTCAGCATTGAATGGTATGAGAAGCGGAAATCTTCCTACTAAAAGGGATTTTTCTAAATTTACAAAAAGAAACCGTTAATTTTATAATATATAGATTAACAAAAAAAAACAGACTATGATCAAAAATTTTAATCAATTTTTAAATGAAGATAATTCTTCTAATGAAGAAGATATATTTGATATTTCTCAAACTCTAACAACGATGATAGAAGGTGATGATATGGATTTTGATCCATTAGAACCAGATGATGAAATATGGACCAAAATAGGATTTCCAACTTTTGCAATGGATCCACCTGATGATATTGATGAATTTTTACAAGGGATATCAAACAAGAAATTTGCTAAATTAAAACAGGTGTTAACAGAAGAAGGATATTTAAACGAATAAAACACAGAAGCCGTAAACGAAGCATATCCAGCAATTTTAAAAGATTTTAGTTCTGGAGATAAAAATTACTTTTCTAAAGCTTTTGGCATCACTGCCAATTCTGAAGTAATAGAAATTCCAAAAGAGAACATTGCAAAGAAAGCTTATTCAGATTTATTTTATGTTTTCGTAGACAAAAATGATAAACCTTTCGCATGGGGATATGATACTAACATAAATAGTGTTAACAGAGGAAGAAGAGCTGAAAAATTTACACGTAAATCTGCTGCTGGATATTCTGATAAAATCTATGGAATAACAACAGATCCTGAAGTTAGATCGAAAATTGATACTCGTTATAAAGATATTTCTGATAATTCAGAAAATGATAAGTTTAAAAGCAGAATTCAAAATCTTTTAGAATCTCATAAAGAAGAACTATTGAAAAAAGTTGCTAGTTTAAAAACTGAATATGTTGATATAACTAACAATTTATTAGATACCCTTGAAGACAGAATTGAAAAAGGAAATGTGTATGATGAAAGTGCAATTTTTGCACACTATACTTCTGAAAAAGAAGCAATTGCACTTAAGGATAAACAAAAGGATATCTTAAAAAAGATTGCTAAGATAGCACATATATTCTGGACTTCTAAAAACTATGCAGGTAATATGGCAAATGTTGAAGGGGTTAATAAATATTCTAATGATATAATGAATGTTTTAAAAGTTAAATAAATTCATAAAATATTTAAATGAAAAAAGCTCCTGATTTGGAGCTTTTTTCATTTTCAAAGAACAATATATAATACATACAATAAAAATAAAACATACGTAGATGAGCATCAACGTCGCAAATTATCAAAGACCGGATATATACATCGAAGAGATCGATAATTCAGTGTTAGAACAAATCGTCACTGAAGGTATTATCAATTTGGTACCCGGTTTTTCCAAAAAAGGACCTTTCAACAGAAACGTTCTATTAAAAAGATCTTCTGATTTAACTCAGATCTTTGGACCTAGAGATAGAAATTTAGAGAAAAAAGAATCATGGTTCCACTTAACGTGTTTAAAGATGTTACAATCTGGACCTGTTTATGCTATCAACTTGCTAGCAGCAGATGATACATTGGATACAATGGAGTATCAGAATATTTCCACGAATGCTGTATTAGCAAACGATATAAAAAGATCTCAATCTTACAGAAGATTTTTTGATACTGCTGGATTCTGGAAACGAAGCACTGATTCATTCATGAACTTTGCAACTTACAGTTCTCTGTTACATTTTACAAATTTTGCAGATCGCAAGATTTCTGTATTTGCATTCAAGAGTCAGATAAAAGGTTTCGATACGACTGTTCAGAACTGGTATGCTGGAGTTCCTGCAGATGAAGTTCCTGCATTTCTACGTCCTACAGATTTGATCACTGATTATTTAGTGAGAGTTGTAGTGGTAGCTGGAGATTGGTCTAATTATGCACAATTAGCAGTAGATGCTCAGTATTCAAAATACTTCAATACTTCTGGTATCAGAAAAGATCAAGTTCAAAACTTTATCAACGATCAGACTGTGACATTGTTAGCAGATTATGATTGTTCATTGATTCCTTACTTTAGAAATTCTAGTGGAGCAGACATGTTCATAGAGAATATGATCAACATTGATACAGATCGTACAGGTTTATACTGTGCATACAACTACGATTTGATAGAGACTGATTTTCCAAACAGTGCAGTAGATTTGATCGGTAACACGTTAGTTGGAACTGATGCAACAACTATCAATTTCTTATCATATAAAGAAACTATATCTGAAGCAATATCTTATACCAATAAAGACTTAAATGCAGCAGGTAATGTTATTGCTAACGGAACTATTATAAGTTCTAGAGCTAATGACTATTTCGATGAATATGTTAGTAATTTTACAATCAGTGCAACGTTAGTTGCTACAAACATTGCAACAACGACCTATACAAATGGAGGTTCTGCATTCTATAACATAGCCGGAGTTAGATATAATGCTCCTGTTACAGGAACTATCACACATACATCTTTGCCAACACCAGGACCTGGTTTATTAGCTAGACGTGTTGATACTATTTATTTAAACTCTACAGGAATTCAAGTTAAAGAGGGTACTGTCACAACTGGAGTTTCTCCTACTGCTGCTAATCCAGCCGTGAATGCAACTGATATAGTATTAGCCTATGTTCTTTTAGAGAAAGCTGCTACAGGAAATTTAAATATTGCTCCAACTTTCACTTACGTAACAGTAAATAGTGCTGGATATGTATATTTATCAGCTACTGATTTAGCAGCTCAAGTTTCTACAAATATCTATGATATAGAATTTATATTCAATGGTACTTCTGGAAGTATACCTACAAATAACTACGAAGCATATCGTAGAGTTAAAGAATTCAACCGATTAATTGCTATATTAGATGGTCCAAACAAGGACAAAGCTGTTTTTATTACAGGATCTGGAGCTAAAACTTCATTAGTTGGTGCAACTGTCATAGTTGATACTACTGCTGATAAGACAATCACTGTTTCTTTGGCTGATACAACTGTTGATATCAGAACTGCATTTGTGGCTCCTGGTAGAATATTTACATTATACAATGTTGATAATGAATTTATAACCGGCTCTGGCGCTGGTTCTAATTATGCAATGGTTACAAAAAATACTGTAGCTACTGGAACTACAGGAGTTGTTGCTAAATACTCAAGCATGTATCAAGATTACGTAAATGGTAAGATTGGAACTTCTGATTACTTCTATGAGAAATTAGCTATTGCTACATCTACTACTGCAGATCCTATCAAATTCTTAGATGTTGCAGGTAACGATTATGTTGTTATGAACACAACAGATTATTCTGCAATGACACTTTCTGGATTTGGTTCAACAGGTGATAAATTCTTGGTTAATGGTTCTATATACAATAATATAACTTTTACAATTGTTAACGTTATCGCACCATCTACTATCGGAATCACCAATGCTAATCAAACGGCATTCCAGGTGAACGAAAATACTGTTGCTGAAACTATTGCTAATTTAGGAACTATCGATATCTTCAATGCTAACAGAAAAATCTATTTAGAATTCTTCTTAGCTAACGATGTATTGAATGTAAACTTTAGTGATGCTGCATTTTTGACAGAGATTACATTATCAAACACTTCAACTTTTAACAATGGTATCAAGATATATTCTGATATCAACAACTACAAAGAGACTTTAGAAATCGAACAGCCTACTGGTTATGTTCAGACTCCTAATAAGGTTTTGGTTAATGCTGCTCGTTACTCTGAAGTTAAAGTTGGAGATTATTTAGCTGCTTATGTTGATATTTCAGCATTGAATACTGGTGAACAACCAAAGAATTTAACTCGCATTATCAACAAGAGAATCTATGCTGCTGATCCAACATTGGTTGAATTGACTTGTGATTCTCAGATCAGTTTAACATTATTCGGAGGTACCGATTACCAAACAACTCGATATACTAATATGGAAGATTATGCTTTGACATACAAAGCTATAACATTGGGTGGTTTCAAAGTCAGAGCTGCAAGTATGCCTGATGGTACTGAAACTAGACAGAATGAGATCTTGGATATCATAGCAAAAGGAACACCATTAGCTAAATCTTTGGTCAACAAGAATAAGTTATACTGGAGATATATGGTAGATTCATTCGGTTTAGGTTTACAAGAAGATTCAAAACAGCAATTAGTTGATATATGTGGAGAAAGAGTAAGTGTATTTGGATTCTTGAGCATGCCTTCTATGAAAGCGTTCAAAGAATCTTCTTCACCATCTTTTACAGATCCTGAAGGTAACTTGGTAGTTGACTACATAGCTCAAGGAGCGAATCCTACTTCGAATCCTGCATTCCTTTATTCATTCGGTAAAGGAAATGGCCAATCTACTGTCGGTTACTTCTGCCCTTATGTTACAATCAATGACTCAGGACGTCCTATCAGTGTTCCACCAGCAATGTTCGTTGCAACGACTTACATGCGTAAGTTTGTCAGCAAGGTTGCAGGTTTAAGACCTTGGACTGTTTGTGCTGGTATAACAGATGGTAGAATTGAATCTATCACAAATATTGAACATGATTTCGAAAACGACGATATAGTTTCTTTAGGTTCTATAGGCGGTAATCCTATCATCAAAGATTCTAAAGGACGTTTCAGAATTGAGACTGAATACACTGCTCAGCAGACTGTTAAATCTGCATTATCTTACATACATGTAAGAGAAGTGTTGATCGAACTAGAGACTGAATTATCAGAAATGTTAAGAGTGTTCCAATGGAAATTCAACACATCAGAAGTTCGTGCTGAGATCAAGCTTCGTGCTGATGCAATATGTCAACGTTTCGTAGACAGAAAAGGTTTATACGGCTTCAAGAATGTTTGTGATGATTCAAACAACACATCTACATTGATCGATAACCAATTAGGTGTATTAGATACGTATGTAGAACCAATCAAGGCTTTACAATCTATCTTAAACAGAATTAATGTTCTCAAGACTGGTGGATTATTATCTACAGGTTTCGCAGAAGCTTAATTTTATACTAAATTTTTTAATAAAAACCCTAACAATTTATTTTTGTTAGGGTTTTTTAATTTTGTCAGTATTTCTTTAATATATAGATCAATAAAAACGATATAAAACCATGATCAAAAAATATAGCGATTTCTTAAACGAAAACAATTCAGAAAAGAAATTCAAAAAGTTGCCAGTAGATATTAAATTCATCGTAGCTTCAGTAGAAAAGATATGTAATGAAGATAATTTTGAAAATGGAGAAATAGGAAAGTCTACGCATATGGATCTTTCATATGATATCAAAGGGAAAATGTTCTACAGTATTGATGAACTTGCAAAAACTGCCGATCTTTCTGCTGACTATAACAAATGGTCTGTATTAGATAATAGAATAATGTGTTCCACATTAGAAGATGAAAATGGAAATGAAGTTGATGCTAAATCTGATCTTTATAAAGAATTTGAAGCTGGTGAAATCAATCTATTTGCATGTACTTACGATTTCTATATCAAGATTGTAAAAACTGAAAAGATCGAAGGTGAAGAACTTGCCGAACTTTTGGGAGCACAATTATCTTAAAAACTAATATGGCACACATGAAACACATCAAATTATTCGAACAGTTCTTAAATGAGAAATCTGATAAAAATATATTTACAAAGAAACAACTTGATGTTCATGTTTTGGCTTTTTTAGTAAAATATGGTGTAGAATATATCAATAATGATGCTTCTATTTTGGAATATTTACAAAACAACGATGAAGATCATGCAGATAAAGAATCTCAGGCAGAACTTAAAAAAGCATTGAAAGATGTTTTATCACACTATGAATCAAAATTGAATGAATGTACATGGTCGATACCAGACTCTGTAGAAAAAGCTGAAAAAATTAAAAAAGCTTTTAGATGAATTAGAAAATGAACAAAGGCCCTACAAGTTCGACATTTTGAAAGAATTGTACAATCTATACGGTGATGATAGTTTGTTTGATAATATAGAGGATCTTGATAATAAAGATGAACATTATAATTCAAATGTGGCATCAGAAATAAGAAACGCTATACAAAAATTAGTACAACATTACAGTATCAGACCTAAAGATTTTAGTGAAGCTATTTCTAAAGAAGCTATAGAAATTTTAAAAAATATTTAAACGATTTCCATTAGGACCGTTTGAAACAATTCGCTACTGTTTCTACGGAAAAAGGCTCTACAAAATAGAGCCTTTTTTATTTTGAATATATAGTTCATGATAACAATCAAAGAAAAATGCTCAGATCTTGTAATACAACCGCTGACAATGGACCAAGTGTTAAGTTTATCTTTTGTAGATTACGATTACTACTGTGATGATAAAAAGGCTTTCTTGGATATCATCAGATACTGCGTAGATACTACAAAGATCAATCTGGATGAAATTCCTACCATCACGAAGTTATTAATACAGATATTCAATGTATCGTTCTATCCTGATATTATCACAAATGCGACCTTTATAGAAACTTTTAATACAATATTTGCCAAAAAGGATAAAACAGTAGACGATATAACAAAATTGACAAATTTCTATAATCTTTTCAGATATGAAGTTTCTACTTTAATGAACAGCAGATATGAACTATCAGCTTTATCAAAAATGTCTTTGGTAGATATAGGATCAATGCATTTTAATGATTTTACAAATTCTAGAACTTATCATATTGCAACAGTGGCTATAACAAGAAAGGCAGTTTTGGTAGATTTCAATAATGGCTTTCATCCTATTTTTAAAACATGGTATGATCTTTTAACAGTAAAACCTTCTGCTAGTTTGGCTAATGATCTCAATACTCTTATAATGTCACTTGACTCACAAGGACAACTTTCTAAATTGGATATGTTTCATCCTATAGGAGGCATGGAGACTGATGAACAAAGACTTAAGCCTATTATAACAACAGGCGTTTCTCCATTTCTAGTATCAGGAATTGTCAATCTTTCTGTTAGTGGAGCAACAAGTGCAGGAGGTTATGTAGATTTGAAATGGAATCCATCTATTAATGGTGTCAATTATACTATTAATGATGCATCGTTGGGTGTATACAGCATGACAGATTTTAATGAAAATTCATACGATATTGGAATCTTTGACAAAGTCTCAGATTCTTCAATTCATGTAAAATCTAGATGTTTTAGTTATTTTGATTATCACATAAATCAAAGTATACGAGGTCTTACACATACAGTTGAAAATATAAACTCTTTAGGTTTACATTCATCGGTTAGAACTGGTTCAATGGAAATACAAGGCTATAAAAATGGTATACTTTTAGAATCAGCATCTGCTGCCACTACCATTATACCAAATTATAATATGTATTTATTGGCTGTGAATGGAGATGGTGTAGCAGAATATTTTTCATCTAGAACTATATCATTAGTATATGCTGGAGCTGGTTCTATAAATCAATCCATACTCAATAAAGCAATAAACGATTACATGGTTTCAAGAGGACTTATTTAGCCAGAGAGGGATTAAAAATCATAATATATACAGTTAGAAAAACAATTCAATAAAAATGCCTTTAGCACACTTTAGTAACGTACGTTCACATTATGAGCTATTCGAACCGATATACACAAATCTATTCGAGATAAACTTCATTCTGCCTGCTATCTTACAGGCTGAAAATCGTGACCCTGTTTTGATGATGGAAAATGCAACTTCGGTAAGTTTACCATTAACTCCAGATTTAACGACTGCAAGTCAAAAATTCAAGTTCTCAGATCGTGAATTTGTATTAACTCCTGAGAAGACTTCTATAGAAGTTGAGATCAAGTTTAATTTAAATCAAGATACAAAGAATGCAGTATTCATCTGGAACACTTTGAAAAGATGGTATGACTTAGCATGGAATTCTCAAACTGGTGAAACTTTCTATAAGAGAGATCTAGTAGGAACAATCATAGTTTTACATCATGACAAGAAAGGTATTGTTAACCGCCGCGTTACTTACAATAACTGTCAATTATTAGGAGTTGAAGGTTTCGATTTAGATTGGGGCACAACTGGTATCGTTGAGCCTAGAAACGCTAAATGGATTTCTGATTTCTGGGAAGATGTTTACATTGATAATGTTTAATAGTTATTAACAATTTGAAAATAATTTGTCCAGCCATAAATAATTTTAGTAATTTTACAATGTAATCAAATAAATTATTAATATATACATTAACAAAAAAAAACAATATGAAAACACAGCAAATTAAAAATTTCGATCAATTTATGAACGAAGCTAAAATTGAAAAATCTGATAAAGAATTTCAAAAAGCAAAGATCAAACATGATTGGATAGAAGAAAATGACGGTAAGCTTTTAACCGGAATATTAAAAAAGAAACTTACCATTAATGGAAATGGCCAATTTAAAACGGATGCAAATTGGGCTTATGTTGGTGGTGTAGGACATAAAATATATTTTACAGTTAAAAAATCTATGTTTGGTAATATGTCAGATGCACCTATTATTACTATTGAAATAGGAGACCCTGAAGAATCAAAATATTCAAAAGACCAAGGTACTTTTGATAGTTTGACACAATTGATGAATTTTATCGACATTCAAACAAATGAAGCAAAGCAAATGCAGATAAACGAATCTAAAGATTCTAGAATAGTTATTATCAGCATAGATAATCTAAGTCTCACATCAGAAAGAAATGCTGTTAGAGATTATTTAAAAGAAAATGAAATCATTTTTTCCGAGCCTAATGAGTTCAATGGTAGAATTGAAATAAATAAAGATTCGTTAAAGAAATCTGGAATTTCTTTAGAAGATATCAAACAAAAATTTAAAAAGGTACGTGTTGTTAAACCTATATTAACATTAGATGAAATTGTTAAACAATTAGGTGATAACTCATCAGTAAGACATGTCGTTCATTTTTGTTGGGATAATTACACTGCAGTTACTGGTTTACCAGAAAGTGACAGAGATGAAGACATGGAATTTCCTGATGAAATTCTAGATATTATTAAACATTATGGTTTTGATTATGATAGATTTGCTGACGTATACGGTCAAGTCGCTGGTAATTAAAAATAAACTTAAAGAAAAACAGATAAAAAAGCTCCAAATTGGAGCTTTTTTAGCGAACCAGCAATCGAATCATATATAATCCAAATCACATAGGTTTATATCAAATGAACGACAATATCAATAATCCAAACGATCAGAATGCTGATGATCTTTTAAAGAAATTTATCCAACAACAAGAATCTGAAAAAGGTGTCAATATTAAACAAGAACAAACACCATCACTCAGTTTTAATAATCCATCATCAGGAAATAATAATCCACCGCCAGAACAACCTAGAGGATTAGATTATCTGAATATGGATTTCAATGATCTTCCTTGTGGAAGATATTATCCAGAAGGAACAAGAATACAGATCAGAGCTGCTAAAGTTTCTGAAGTTCAAGCTTACTCTGTTGTGGATAATAGAAATATCTATGATGTTACTGAAAAAATGAACGACTTGTTAAGAAATTGTGTCAGATTTACACACTCAGATGGAAAACTTGGTTCATACCTAGATGTAAAAGATGGTGATAGATTATATCTGATATTGTCTATCAGATCTATGACCTTTGCAAAAGGGCCTAGCTTATATTTATCTCAGAAGTGCAAATGTGGTGTAGAATGTACCATAGATATGGATACGAACATCAACAAACAATTTCCGACATTCTTTGTAAACTATACACCAGATGAAGACATAGAACCATTCTTCGATAATATTGAAAAGAAATATGTTTTTACAGACCATAATGTTAAATTGGGCCCACCTACTATAGGTCTGCAGAAATCTTTCTATGATCACATCAAGAAACAAGTTGCAGAAAAGAAAGATCCTAATGTGTCTTTTATGAAAGTTGTGCCATATACCATGTCTGACAGAACTGGTATAACGCCAGAAGGATGTGATGCCAAAGAGAAAGAGTATGCAAACATGGAAATGATGCAATTCCAGTTCCTTAATTATGCCACTGATAAATTGAAATTCGGAGTGAAGGAATTAAAAAAACAATGTGCTGAGTGTGGCGAGGAGGTCCACACCGAAATGCGATTTCCCGGAGGAGCCTCAAATATTTTCGCTATTCCAGATCCCTTTAGAAAACTTGATAGAAAATAAAGTTGAGCTCTATGACCAGTTATCTGGCATAGGAGGAGATCGGACTATATCGGAATGGCCTTACTATGAATTTGAATTAGTTATTTCCATCTTGAATAAGAAGAACGAAGCAAAAAAGAGACACCAAGATACACAGGATAAGAAACAAGCTCAATCTCAACCAAAGATGAATCCTAGTTCTTATTTGAACAAAGCTAAGGGAATGATGAAAAAATAAAAATAGAGAGAATCCTATAAATATTTAAAAAATAATTATTAAATTTATAATCACAAATGTTGTATGTTTATGGAAAACATTTGCAGTTTAAGTTTAAGTGATGATGTTCTGGTAAATCATTAAACGCTTGTTATCGGCTGTAGATTATTTTTAAAATTTACCAAAAGCCCTTGATAGAAATATCAAGGGCTTTTTAATTTTTAATGATTTATTTTTTAAATAGAAAATCCCAAAAAAAGTTTATTCTTGATAAATGGTTTCAGATTGTTACTGGTATAAAGAGTATTAATCAGAACTAGATTAGTCTTGTTTAATCTAATCCTTATGAGCTCTTGTATATCAGGCTTTGAATTATTATACATATGGTTGAAAACATCATTGAGCTCATTCAGAGCATTAAATACTTCATTATTGGAAGAAACATACAAAACTGAATTTTCGGCTTTAACTTTTGATTCTGTGAACCTGTTTGTTGTTTTATCTATCTTCAAACCTATCAGCTTTTCTACTATCAAGGTTTGTTTCTTGAATGAATTTTTTCTCATTGGAAAGTTGTCTATCGATAAAAAGATATTGGTTCCTGAAAACTTATTGATCAACGGATCGAATTTTGGACTATAACATATATCGAATATATTTACTATTTCTTTGTTTGTGAAATTATTCATGATGCTGAAATCAAAAGCAGTGTTATCGACATTTGTCGATATCTCTTTAGGCATGAAAAATTCTGAACAGCTTATGTTGATCTTGTCGATATTCAGTTTTCTTCTAGAAAATTTAGAAGCGTTTTCTAATATTTCTTCACTGATGAAGAAATCTTGACTGCAGTAGTTTATTTGCAGCCCAGATTTTGTATAAAGGTTAGTCAGAACGCCGATATGTTCAGCTTTGGATAATCTGTATAAACATTTGGTTGGTTCTTTGTAATCGACTATCCATAATCTTGCATCCAGATCATAAATCATACCTTCTGGTTCTATATAAACAGTTTGCATTTGCATTGATCTATATATTGACAGATTATTTGTTTACGAATTCGCCTTTCAGTTTAACATAATCTGGAAGTTCTAATGTTGGCTTGGTGATACAGTATAAATTACCGTTTATAGTTTCAGGACATCCTTCAAGTGATGTTAATTTGTTATATGAACATGAAAAACTTCCATTTATGATTTTTGGACAACCTTTTAACGATGTAAGCATATTGCTAGAACAGTGAAAATTACCGTTTATGATTTCAGGACTTCCTTCCAGAGTTATTAGTTTATTGTCAGCGCAATTTATATTTCCGTGTATAACAGCAGGACAATTTTTCATTGTAGTTAATTTGTTTCCTGCACAACTAAAGTAACCTAACACTTCAACATTCTTCAACCATTCTGGTATTTCTGTCCATAATCCTCCTGTTAAAATAACACAATCATTTACTTTCTTGAGCTTCACGAACTTTGCATCTATGTCCATGAAAGATTCATCCAAAATTAAATCTCCATCTACCACTTCCTGAGAAAGCAACTTGATGTTCATTTGTTTTAATTTCTCCTTGCGGCCTTCCAGGTTACGTGGAACCAACAGGTTTTCGTTTACGAATGTCTTGAAATCTTTCATATTCTATATATTCTATTTAACAAGATCTTTGCTCAACATAAAATCATATATCAGTGGCAGAGAACACTTCTTCAATAAAAGATCTTTAACATCTTCCAAAGTTCTACACTTTTTAAAGTTTTTTGTTATTTTTAAAGTGAAATGATCTTCCAATACATCAACGCATTCGTTCCATGGCTTTGTGTAAAATATACAGCTGTTCCATTCATTGTTGCCTCCACTCATCCAATATAAAGCTTTACCTAGTCTGATATCTTCAAAATCTTTAAGTTGTAAAGGGATAGACCATATATCTTCTATTTTCTTACTAGTCGATATGATAGCAGCAACGGCTTCGAACACATCGAATGTCTGTATATGCTCTTTCAGTTCATGAATCGTGATCTGAAAACATAATTTTTTATCATAGACTGCAATATCCAAAAAATCTGAACTGTAAATAACCTGACTACCAGGTATATTATCTATCTGTTTGGAGCGTTTATTGGTGATCTTCTTACTTTCAGTTTTACTATCTGTTTTAACAATATTTTTTCGCGCCTTCATGACTAAATTTTAATTTTGTTTGATGCCTTTTATGAATTCACCCAACCTGAATTCTCCATCCTCGAATACTCCATCGTGCCATATCCCATCATGCCAAATGCCATTCTTCCACCTTCCTTGTAACCATTCTCCTCCGAACCATTCTCCGTTCAGCCAAACTCCATTCATCCAAACACCATTATACCACTTGCCTGTTATCCATGTGAACATCTTGTCCTTGATCTCTATTTCAGCTTCTTCGAATTCTGTATCCAGTAACCAGTTATGACCAGTCGATACCAGAATTTCTGTGATAAGATGTTCAAGTTCTATCTTCTTTCCTTTGTATATGAGGTGTTTAAATCGTTGCATAAGCTATATATTTCTAGTTTCAAATAGCAGATTGCTGAAAAATAAAAAGCACCTGATTATCAAGGGCTTTAAGTTTTGTTAATTGTTTAAGGTTGTTTATGAGTTACGTAGATATTTGCCTAAATCAAAATCATTTGGAAATTTAACTGCTATATCATTATTTGGAAATTTCTTCCTGAAATATGAACCAAGATCTTGATTGTTCAATAATCTTATTTTTAATTGTTTTATGTAAGAATTAATAGTTTGATGCATATTTAAAATTTTAAAAGTTTAAAAGTTTTATTTTTACATTTTCTTTTCACTTTATCATTATCAGAAATTGCATCAAGAGCCAAGAGAGCCAATTCTATATGATCCTTTGTATGATATGGAGTATTTTTAAGATCTACTTTATCTTCAAATCTGAAATCTAACATCAGATTTTCTTCTTTCAATGTCATGATTTTAGATCCAGGATTGGTCCATTCTCCATTATGAGAATGAAACAACTCTACTGAATATATGTCTTCTTTACGATTTCTTTTATACTTGACAAAGTAATCGTATTCTTTGGTTTTTCTATTCAGAACTATCAGTTTTCCCATTCTATATGTTTGTAATATTTTTTATTCTTATAGATCTGTTTCTATTAAATTTGATATTTCTTCGAACGTTGATCCTCTGTCATTGATATGTGAAATATATCTACCATTTTTTAATATTGGATCATTACGATCTAACTCTGCCCATAGCATAACATTTTTTGGAAGAAGTCCTTCTATATTACAATTATTATCATCGAAATCAAAACTGTTATGGTGTGTATTTTCTTTCCATTTTCCTATTCCAGTTTTTTCAATATAAATGTCACAAAGTACACCCAAGCAACAATATGCTGATTCAATGCTTTTTAGCTTTCCAGTCGTCTGTTTATATTTTCCAGATCTTAATGCTTTGATCCAAAGCTCTTTTATTTCTTGGTTCATTAGTTTTTATTTAAAGTTTTGATATATGTTCCTCTAATCTTTTTGTTGCTGCATCAGGATGAAACCAATTAGATTTGATAGAATTCCAAGATTTTAATGTACATTCACAAAAATCTTTATTCATTACCTTTTCAATCTTTTTAGTGAAAACTACATCATTATCAATTTCGCATGTTATTTGAAGAACATCTCCATTATTAAAAACTGTTGTCATTAAATTATAAGCTTCAGAATTTGATTCTCCACCATAAAAAGTTTCTAAAGTTAGTTCCAATGACTCTATAAATCCTTCTTTATTTATAACATAGATAATAGAACCATCATCATTCAGTTTATGACCATTGAAATCATTTCCTCTCTTAAATACAAAAACTCGATAGCTATTGGATCCTTTTGTAATATAGACTGTCATGGTTATTTTTTATAAAGCCTTTTTCTGATCGAAATTGTATAATATTAAGTAACTAGATTTATACTAATTTATATAAAAATATTTAAACTAAACCAACTATATTTAATATATACTCTATCAATTATGTCAATTGCTTGCAATTGACAACTTATAGGACCGACATTTATGTCTGGTAGGAAATAAAAAGCCACTTTAACTATATTTTAATTGATAAATGTTCATTGAGGTATTGGTTGTGTGAAATTTACAAATTCATACGTAAAACAAATGTAAAAGATCATTTGTGTAACAAATGTATTCATGAAAGAGCAATCTGACATGATAGTGGGCTCAATAATCGGTCCAGTACGTTTCTAGAAATCATGAATGATTTCTTTTAATTGCAAAGCTAGGAATATATTTATATATTTTTAGTGATTATTATTAGTCAACACTATAACAGGTTTCTCACCTTTTGTTGTAGGATTATACCAAAAGTCGGCAATACATTGTCCAACTTGATCATCGTATAAATATAATGTATCTCTTTTTGGAGTAACTACTGAAACTACATGTTTTTGTATAAGCATCGCGTTGCGACATAAGAACATGAGCTATAGATAAAAATAATATTATAATTTTAAAATTCTTCATCGTATTCTACATTTTTGGTTAATTTTATTTTTTCATGCCAAGTTTCAGCATCGAAATCTGTGGATAAAAGATCATACACTTTATCGCTGCATTTTTCAGTCTGAGCCTTACAAGCTTGGTTCCATTTAATAGTCCCGTATTCATCAAAATATTTCAAAATCAAAGCTCTGTTTTCATCAGAGATTGGATTGGTCTTTACATCCTTTTCAAATTCTTCGATGAAATCATCAATAAAATCTTCTTTATCAAAATATTTTTTATGCATACTACAAATTTAATAAAAATTAAAGATCTTTGATTGAAATCTCTCTATTGATTGGTTTAGTTTTATCATATGCAATATCATCAAAATAAAATATCGGACTAATAGGAGCCGTCATAGGTACAACAGGAACCAGATCAAACCCGCTAATTGCACTATACATAGGTTTTACAGCATTGAGCTGTAATCCTAAAGTTGTAAAATTACTCTTTTTAGGATAATATTTTTTGATATCATTTATAAACTCTTTAAATCTAAATTTAAAATGCTTATATGAAATCGAAATTAAATCTAATATGTTATCTGGATAATAGCAAAATTCTCTATTTCCAATTTTTAGATATCGTTTCCATGTTAGTTCTTTTTCATCAAATAGAAAATAGTAATCAGTGTTTTTGTAATTTGTGTACATTAAACCATAAGGGTTTACTCTATCCATTGTTTTCCAAACTATTGTTGAATTCTCAACAGAATACGATTGTCCATAATCTCCAAGAATAAATATATTGTGATATTTTTGTTTGATCAGTTTATTACCAGTCAGAGGACAAACGAATTTAGAATCTCTGATATCCTGTTTTATCTTCAAAGAGCTTAATTCTGCTTTCTTTTTAAATATAGCTTTTGTTACGTATTCTCTACTGTGCAACACATATAAATAATCATCTATATAGCCACCGCCACTTATAACGTTGCCTGCCAATTTACGATCTTCATCTTCTTTCAATGGAAGTTCATAATCTCTGATAGTAATATTTTCTAGATTATCCCAATATATGAATTCTTTACTATCACGAATTTCATGATCTTTGATAAAAATTTTAGAAATCGTAACAACAAGATGTCGATCGATATCTAATGTATAAATGATGTCTCCTTTTTTAATCATTTCTATTCTTGTTATATGTTAAATGCGGATTATATTTAATATATTTTCCATCAACCATTTTCATCCATGGAAAGGTTTCTATTGCTTTGTTGATATCGCCATTGCTGTATTTTTCTACCCAAAGATACCATTCCCAGTCATCATCATTTCCTTGAATGATATCCAATTGAAACCACAACCAACTAAACAGATATTTTGGAATGATCTCAACTCTAGGAGAGTTATATTTATCCTTCCATAGAAGTTCATTACAGATCAAACTCTTCAATTTGAAACTGAACTGACTGTTCTTCAATAGTCTAAAAGAAATATGCCATTTGGGTTTATTCACCTTGTTTGTTTTCGTTATATTTGGAAACTCTATGGTTCAGCACCTCATTGAACCTATCAGGCCTTTGAGATTTCTCAGATTTTTTAGTCTTATTGCCTTTGAAAGGATTTAATCCTATCATAGGAGCAGCATCTTTTGATACAGGGCTTTTATCTTTTTCAGGTTTGCTAATTTTTACCAATGATGCCAAACCATCTTCGAATGTTTCGTTCTGAAGCTTGTGTTTATACATACTTTCGTAAATTTCTTCTAATGTGTATTTTGTTTTCATATTTTTTTTTAGTTTATTCTTTTGATATTTTTAACAGTGTTCAATGCTTCGCTTTGGATGTTTTCATAGGCCATTTCCAATGCTTCGTCGAAATCTAATCCCATGTCTTCATATGATTCTCTGATCTCTTCTGGAGTTTGATAGTCAGACTCTATCTTGACTAACATTGCATGCATTCGATTGTAGTTTGTTTTTTCTTCTGGTGTCATGTTCTAAATTTTATTTTGTTTTTAATCTATCATGCATCACATCAAAACCATCAAATACCGCCTTCAACCAATATTTGATATCCTTCCTCATGATCACATCTTCAGGACCAAAGTTCGAAGGATATTCTCTATAGGCAAAGGCTGTATAATCAAATTCTCCATAATTGGCTTTTTCTATGCAATCCTGGTAATATTCTATCACCTCAAAACTTGCAGCATTTCCATTCTCAGACTTGTATTCTTTTAATGCTTTCTTGAGCTCTTTTATTGTAGATTCTGAATCAAACTCGTAAGGCTCCTGACATGATGAATTCTTCAGCTTTGATGCCCAGTAATGATCATCAACTTTGTCATTGATATCTGGGTGAAACTCTCTACAAAAAATCCAATTTCCATAGTCTCCAGTAACAGCCAGAATTCCTCCAGAATTGATATATTTGATATTGTCATAATTGGTATCTGGTTTCTTCAAATGGTATATTTTGGTATCTCCATGATCGATTATAGTTAATTCATGATTGGAGAAGTCTATTTTAGTTCTGGTTCCTATTTGTTTATCAGTTTTTGTCATGTTTCAAATATAGACAAATTTATCAAATTATAAACATTTACACTCCATAAGTTTATTATTTTTAATATATAGATCAGATAAAAACATACATTTACGTTATGAAAAATTTCAAACAATGGCTAACAGCTAATGAATCAAATTCAAAAAATGATAATGATGAACTTGATCCTAAACTTGTTAAAAAACTTCAACAAATGAGAATAAATGGAGATCTTGATAATGCTACAATAAAATCATTAGCCGATGATGGTATAACATTAACAGATTATTTAAAATTTAAAGAAGAATATCCAATTTATATATCTTCATTAAAAGGTGCGCCTGATAAAATTGGTTAATCACAGTTTTTAAAAATTATAAAAAGGAGCTTATTTATTTTTATAAATTTATATATAAAAATAAATAAGCTCATGAAAAAACAACACATTAAAAATTTTGCTCAATTTATAAACGAAGCTAAAGAAAAATTTGATGTCATTCAACATACAGCTAGTGGACATTTTGATCCAGATGCTGGTATTAAATTAATAATGTATACATTTGTATACTTATTTTAAATCATATGTTTAAATATTTTACAAAATTATTTTCCAATCTGTGACAAGTTGCATATTTTCCAAGCATGAACATGGTTTCGAATATATCCAAGCCTCTCGTCTTATGAGTTAACAAAACTCTCAATACAGCTTTGAATGGACCAGCTTTGAAATTTTCAATCTCTTTACAAGTTGAAGAATAAATATCTAAATATGCTTGAGCATCATCCAACATTGTATTTTTGTTAATATGCCCAATGAACAAATTGATGAAATTCTTGATATTATCTTCTCCAACATTTGTTACCATTTTATCAAAATCAACTTCGGAGTTCAGTTTAACAGGCTCAGTAAGAAAATGATCATTCTCCTTAACAAGATCTTCAACAAAGAAATAATCCTTTCTTAAAGAAACTAAGCTCTCTATCACTTTAGGATCATAAAGATTTATATCTATACCAAGATGTTTAGATATGGATATTTTCAATCTTTCTGTATATTCAGCATCGCTCAACTTGTCCAGCCACTGTTTGTTGAACCAACGAAGCTTATCCATGCTGAATCTAGCTCCGTTCTTGTGAACATCCTTTAGATCGAAATCTCTGATCATTTCATCAATAGAGTAAACTTCTTGTCCATTTTTACCAGTCCAACCCAAGAAAGCCAACATGTTCAATACTGCTTCTGGTTCGTATTCAAGCTCTGTCAATCCTTTGATATAAGTTCTCTTATCTGAATCAGCCCAATCGAACATACCGATAGGAATTCCAAGGTCTATAGCATCACGTTTTGATAATTTACCTTTGCCATCTGGTTTCAGGATCAGTGGAAGATGTGCATAAGTTGGAACTTCAAAACCAAGAGCTTCATGCAGAAGTATATGGAGTGGACAACTTGAAATCCATTCTTCACCTCTAATCACGTGAGTAGTTCCAATGATATGATCATCGACTATGTTAGCCAAATGATATGCTGGAAGTCCATCACTCTTGAAAAGAACTTTGTCATCTAAAGTATCTGATGAAATTTTGATATTTCCTCTGATCAGATCTTCGAACACTACATCAACACCAGATGGAACTTTGAAACGAATCACATAAGGAACTTCTTTTAATAATCTCTCAACTTCATCAGCAGACAAAGATAAAGAGTTTTTCGTGCTCATTCGTGTTGAATGAGAATATGAGAAAACTTTATGCATTACTGAATATCTTTTTCTGATAATATCTAGTTCTTCAGAAGTATCAAAAGCATAATATGCTTTTCCTTCTGATAATAATTGGTCAACATACTTCTGATAATGCGTTTGTTCAGATTGGCGATAAATTGCACATGTTGATTGAGAACTATTATCAGACCAGCTATAATTGATTCCTTTATCTGGCATAATATCAAGAGCCTTCAAAGAATTTATGATATAATCTTCTGATTTAGGAACATATCTTTTTTGATCTGTATCTTCAATACGAAGATGAAATTCTCCACCATTCTGTTTTGCAAAGATATAATTATAGAGAGCTGTACGGCATCCTCCAAAATGGAGTAAACCCGTACTAGAAGGCGCAAAACGTGTTACTACTTTATTTTTTATATTTTTCTTTTCCATAATCTTCTATTTTTGTAATTTTACCCTTTTGATTCATTTTAATTACATCGCTATCAAAATGAATCATTTGTATTAGTATTTTTGCAGCACTATCCAGCACCTGATTAAAATCATCTTTACCAGAACATGTCATTGTAAACACTCTTACATCTTTCAATGTAAAATAAACACCTCTTCCATAAGATATTGAAATACTTATACCCAAAGATTCCAAATGTTTAAGTCTGTTATCTATTTTATGAAGAGTATTATCTTCATGAATCACGATGTTACTCTTTTTTCTAAATTCAAGCTCTCTTTGAAATACAGATCTCAGCTCATCAGATATCATTAATTGTGTATCCAATACCGCATGGATATGAGTATTGGTCATATCTTTCAGTTTGATATAATCAATATTTTCAAAACCAGATTTACCTTTAGAACCCCATGAAAAACTTTCTCTAATTTTCTCAATCTTGTCAGTATCGTAAACTGATAGATCCTTTGCTTTATTCTTGTTTAATGATGTACGAATAATTGTAGTTCCGCCATCCAAAAAATAAGTTTCTCCATTTTTATCTTTATGTAATGCATAATCATGCTTATGTTTGCTATGCAATATTGTTCCATCAGGAGTCTGTATGCTGGAAACAAGTAAGTTCTTTTTCATGTGATAAATATAAGTTTTTATATGCTAAGGTGACAGCTTTTACTCCAATATATAGAAATAAATGAGCATAAATGAACAAGTTTATCATAATATCTATAATTATACTATTTTCATCCTTTAAATCGAATGTTAATTATCCATGTCATCAGAATGGAGATCTTGGCCCTTGTATACACGTGCTACACTCATTAGGAGATCTTGGCCCTTGCGAGCATACATATTTCGATTCATGGGGAACTTTAAGATCTTTACATACGAATGATATATACCCATGCATACACAGAGTTCATGATTATGATCTTTATCAATGTACTCATGTATGTTGGTAAGAATTAACTTTAGTTATTTTTTCTATATGCTTTTACCAAATTGATGATAAAAGTTCCTGAGCCAACAAGGAATAAAAAGGTTACAACTCCAGATGTTTCATCTCTGAAACACCATTTTACAAAATCTATTAATTGTGTCATTTTTTTTTATTTTAAAGAAATTTGATAAAGCTTATTATATGATCCCTAATTTGTCCAAATAAACATTGATATAGTCAACAGATCTTTTAACGGAATATTCTTTACTTTCTCTGTTCCTATATGCGACATCATCTATTTCAGAATGAATCTGGTCCATCAACTCTATCATATGTTTCAGATTTTCAAATCTTTCTTCATCTCTAGAAGAATCTCCTACTGGATTTATTGGGCCGATTAGCTTTTTTACGATTTCAAAAGTTGTCATATTTTTAATAATTGATATAATTATCACGAATATATATAGAAATATAAAACATAGCATTAAGAATGTATATGATAAATGCTAGAGGAACTATCAATATTAATAATACTCTCACTGATTTATATTGCATGAATTTAAGATTTTTATTTTGTACCATTTCTAATGCCGAGATGGTATTTATCAAAATTGCTACTATTGTTAAAATTATTATTGTTATCATTTTTTTTTTATTTTTTAATAGGTTTTTTACCATATATTATCAATAAGATGCCACAAATTACATGTATAATCAACCAGATAGATTCTCCAAAATATCTAGGAGGATAACATATCTGTAGATGTACAGCATAGCCTATGAGTATACCTCCTAAAAATAGGGACAGTATTTTAGTAAATAGTATAAAATTTTTCATTTTTTAAATTTTTATCCATCTGTTTGTTTATTTGACGATTTCTATTTTCATCACAGGGTGAACCTCAACGCAAGTTGTTCTCCAGACATTGGAACAATTTACACATGTATTAGTAGCATTCTGTTTATGTTCTCCATCAAAAAAGATCCATCCAGTGATATTTACTTGTTTTCCTATCATACTGTGTACATTTTTATAATTAAGTGTAGTATCTGTAGCTTGTGTATACCTGTTCACTTCGCATATGATTTTACCATTCCCTAAAGAATCTGATAACACTATATGTATATCAAGATCCGTTTTTTCAGAAGAGTGACAATTGCAAAGTTCAGCTCCACCATGTTTAACATCTGTTATTTTTCCTCTCACTCTGACAAATTCAGAATACTTAAATCTGGATATATCATTACCAGGAGCTAAAAAAGCAGATGCTGGTAGTTGAATAATGCTATCAGATGAAAAATTTCTATTTTTCAAAGAGTCATTGAATCTTTTTTCGTAATTTTTACTTTCGCCTGTAATTGGGCAGGGTTTTGAAGATTGTGCTAAAATGTTAATAGATAGCAATAATGCCAAAATTGATATTGTTTTTTTCATGTTTATTTTTTTAGATGAACTTAAAATTATATACAAAATTATCATATATAAATTAACACGACAATAAATTGCTGTGAGAATTCATAGATATATTTTATACAAATAGAATATGGAATATGTTTCAATATATGTTATTATTTTTTTTTTAATCCCACCATCTTTCTATATGATGGTTTAAAATTTTAAATAATAAGTCTTTACATCTTTTTTGATTATGATGAGACACGTAAAAACAAAGTGATTGTTTATCATCAGCCAAGCTAGGTTTTTCTTTAATTAAATGTTTAACCACTAATGGATATTTTTTTAAAAAATCATCAAAATTTTCAGTTAATAAAGTAGTATCAAGTGTTGAGTGTTTTGGATTATCCTCACATGGTGTAAAATCAAATTTAGTAGTGTTATAATCCATATACTCTAACGAATATGTCTCCTCTTGAATACGTTCAATAAGGTTCAGACATACTGTCATAAAATAATTATCTCTTGGTACATCTAAATGACGATTATGTGATACTAAGTAATTACGCTGTAATTCAATCTTCTTTTTAAGTATTTCAAAGATATAGTAGTTATCCCAATGTTTATCTTTGTATATAATTGGCATCCAAACAAAGATGTTTTTAATACCATCAGTTATTTCTAATAACCAATTTGGTATATATAGGCGAATTGATTTTCTATTCCAAACACTATCACTTGGCATGTCAGCTGATTTATATGTTTTCATTTTGTAAATATATGATTTATTTTTCTATTCTTCATCACCATTATAATTGTTATCATCTTGCATTGATTTAAGATTAGCTAATTCAAGTGATAGTCGTTTTACTTCATCAATCTGTGTCTTAACTTCATCAATATTATCTTTTAAAATATCAAAAGCTTTATCAATAATAGCTAGTTCAGTAGAACTTAAATCTTCCACACTAACTGTAATATGATCAGCTAATTTCTTAGTAAATTGTTGTTTAAGTGTTAAAAATTCCATTATTGTATTCTGATTTTATTATTTTAATTTTATTAATGTTTTTTTTAGGTTTAATTTTAATTAGTCTATTGGTAACAGCTTTTGTAATTCTAACAATTCTTCATCAGTAAATAGTGATTCGAGTGTTTTAAATTTATAATTAGACTGTTCAAGTTCGAGAGTTTATTGATTTTTATATTGCTCCATAGCTTCGAATATACCTTTATGGCTCATATTATAAGTTACGATATAGTGGTTTTTAATTAATATAAATCTTCACTAAATAATCCTAATTTTGAATTACCTTCACCTGTTGTTATTTGTTTTGATTTTTTTGCTATTTCTAAAGCTTCTAAACGGGTTACAAATCTATTAGTATTGGTAATGAATCCTTGAACCTCAGTTTGTTGTATTTTATGAACTTTATCTGAATAAGGAAATCCATACATTTTAGCAAAAATAGAAATACAGTTATGATGTCTTCTTCCACAAATAACAAATCCAGTATCTATATTAGAAACACTATGAGTTTCTTTTAAACCATCATTATAGTAATTAGCAGCACATAGTATAAATTCATTTATAGTCACATCCTCACTTTTAAACCACACTTTACCATCTTTAATTTCGATACATGTTATTTGAATGCCATTAATTAATTGTTTTTCATATTCTTTAAAACCTAATTTTTTAGTGAAGTGGTAAAATACTTTATCGATTTCTTCTTGATTATCAAACTCAAATATTTTGTGGTTTTCTTTCCAGTAAAGATAAGCCGCATCCCATTCCCAATGATTTATATAATCATTTAGTTTAGGTTCTTTTAATTTATTACAAATATATTTTACTTCATCATCTATTAATTGTATGGTTGTGTATATGTATGTTTTCATTTTTTAGATCTTTTTGTTTCATAAATTTATAAATGTTTTTTAAGAAATAATTAAAAATGTGCTCCCAATAGGATTCGAACCTATGACCTCCACGTTATGAGCGTGATAATCTACCAGCTGATTTATAGGAGCATTGTTGTTATTTTTATATCACAAATATACAAATAATTTTTAATATACAACACAATAAAGTTATTAACATTTATCAATGGTGGTGATGTATATGATGAACTCTTTTATTTAACAATATTCCTCCTTCACTTCTTAACAGTCCAAATCTTATAAACACTCCAAAATAATTTTTACTAAAACTGTATTTTTCGCCACTGATATCGTAATAACCTGTAATTATACCTACTCCTATCTTAGTATTTACTTGAGCTAAAATTGTAGAAGAAATATCAAATAAAATAGGAGTTCTAGAATTAAAGACATATCCTGCTCCAATAGTGAATTCATTACTGAAAATACCATATTGACATGCATCCATTGTCACTTTGAATTCTGAAAAGTAACTAGAGTCTGATTTCAGACTAAGTCTTCCAACTGCCAATCCTATATCAATAACTCCTATAGATCTTCCAAATTCTACATTTTGGTTAATTCTATTGTTCATTGTTCCATATCCTGTGTATAATGAATAAGGGGTTATTCTACTATACCAAGAACTTTGAATCTTGACAGAATCTTTTAAATTTTGTGACATCAGAATAAAATCTGATAAAATTAAAAATATAAATAAAGCTCTTTTTATCATTTCAACATATTTAACTCTTTCAACAATTGTTCGTATTTGTTTCTATAACCTTTTTTTAGATTTATGTATATTTCTAATGTTTGATTTTAATCATATAAATATAATTATTTTTATTAAACAATGACTATCATTATACTCTATTAATGTTAATAACTTTTTATTCTAATTTTTTTTTCACTCTAAAAAATAGTTTGTATATTTGTAGTATTAAATCTAATATATGAAAACACTTAACACTATACAAAAATGTAATATATCTGAATATCCAAATGGATTGCCTGGAAAAAATGCATTAATTGGTATTAATCCAGGACATATTATGTCAATGAATAAAAGCGGTAATATGTTATGGGATCATATTTCAGTTCATGATAAACTTGTTCAAATTAAAATAGATGATGCATATTATGCAAAATCATTTTTCGGTGAAAATAATCAACATTATGCATGGACTACAAGAATTATCATTGGTAAAAAAAGATATTCTTATAGCATTGGAAGAGGTTGCTTTGTTTTAGTTAAATTTAAGGATTTATTAATTTAAAAATTGAATCATCATTTCAACAGATTCAACTCTTTCAACAGTTGTTCATATGTCTTTATTTCGATACCCATCTTCTTAGCTTTCTGCATCTTTCCAGTATTGGATGTAAGATCATCAGTAACTAACAGTTTTGTGTCCTTTGTGAGCGAAGTATGAATATATCCAAAAGGTTTGATTGCCAAAGCGAATTCTTTCTTAACTCTCATAAATGGAGTAGGTTCACCAGTAAATTCAACTGTAATCAAATCAGCAGTATCAGCTTTGATGTTCTTGGTTTCTATTACAGTATTTCGTTTCTTCATCAGTTCTATTGCCTGAAGAACTTTCTTACAACTGTTTGATTCTTTATCAGTGACAGTTCTGATAGCTTCTTTATTCAATCCAAAGAAATCATAAGGCATATCAGAATAATATAAAGCAACTTGCTTGGATGCTGTACTTCCTATATCTCTTATCTGTAAAGCCTGGATCAATTTTGCCAAATCAATTTTAGTTAAATCAGCAACATTCCTAACAGCATTATCCAACATCTTTCCTGGTTTGAAAGTCTCTCTTTCCAAAAGCTTATCAGCATTGAAAACTTCTGGATCCAAAACTTCTAAAATTGTAAAATATCCAGTATTGAATAATTTTTCTGCTATTTTTGGTCCCAAACCATCTATATCCAAGATCTCTAAAGCTTTTGACAACTTCTTGATTGCCACTCCTGGGCATAATTCGTTTTCACACATCAAGTGTATTTCATCAACTATGTTGACAGGACCCATGCAAGAAGGGCATTTTTCAGGCATGAATGGTATTATTTCTAATGATTCGTCGTGAAGCATATTTTTATATTTTAAACATTAATATTTTCTTCTATTGAAAGGATTGGTTCCATATCATGAAAAATAACATCGACTTTGTTAGTGATCTTGTTAAAAATAGGATATTCTACAACTTTAGCATAACTTCTTTCTATGATAAGATTTGGATCTTGATGAGCTTTATGTTTAGCAGGCAATGATTCCAATTCAGTTTTAGTAAATGGTTTAGAAGTCTTAATTCTCTTTATATAAGTTCCTCTTTTAAATCTGGTTTCAAGATCATTCCAATTTACGACTTTCTCTATCATCATCAAATCCTGCATCTGATTTCCGTTTAATCCTTGTAACATTTTATGAGAGAATAAACTTTGAGACAGCATTGCAATGCTATTCTTTGTTGCATCATTTTCTCTCCAAAGCAATTGAATACATACATCATGCAAAGTAGGAGTTTGATAAATTCTGCAATCAAAAATAGCATTCTTATTATGTTCTGGTAAATATAATTTTCTTCTTTCATTGAAGAATGTGGTACATTTTGCTGTCAGTTTTGATAAGATCTTCTGTTTCTTGCCATCGTTATAAATAGAAGATTTTCGATCATCAGAATAAAGTATAAGTGTGATCTCATCGGATTGAGAAAACACGACTTTAGCATTAGTCTCTTCTAAAAGAAATTGAGCAGTATCAGTCATCAACTGAGTCAATCTTTCATCGAAAGGTCTTTTTAATCCTTTGGTCCAATTATGAAAATTATTACCATCCAAACGGATGATTACTGGTAAAGTCGGTATCATGATTTCAGGCGAAAAATTCTTTTCAAGCCATTTACACCAATCTCCTAAAGTATCTTGTTTCATCATTATTTTGTTCTGTTATTTCATGATTCCTTTTTTCTTCATCAAAGCTACAAAATCTCTGGAAACATCCATCCATTTTTGACCTTGTTTTCTCTCTACTCTGATTGTTGTTTTTGCTTCATATATGTTAGCTAACACAGGTGAAAGATCTGATAGATGTTTGATAGTTTCTCTTTCCTGTTTATTTTTGGCTGAACAGTCCTGTACGATGAATTTCAATTCGTCCTGCCATTCATCATCTTCTATGTTCAGAGTTCCAGCAAAGACTATTCTCGACTTATTTGATTTCAAACTCCTGAAATGGTTCAAACATTTCTTCAGAGATTCTACAGAATCATTCAAAGGTTTTTTGGTTCTTAACATTGTGAAAAAATATATTTGATGATTTTATTCAGAAAGCTTGATTTAGTTTAATGGCTAAAAATAATCAATAAGGTTGAATTTAAAGAGCTTTTACTCTTGAATGATTGAATTATTGATAAGATCTATGATTGCATCCCTGCCTTGAGCCAATAATCTCCTGGAGCCAATACCAGCAAAATCTAATTTAGATATAAACGGAAGATCATTTCTAGATAGGTTTGACATCAATATTAAACTTTTTGACGTAGTCTCGAAAGAACATACCACATATTTCAATTAACAGCTCCTCTGCAAGTTTAGTATCTTTGGAAGCTCCTTTGTAGTTCTGTTCTGCGATGATGAAATATTTACAGAATGAATCATAGTCCATTGTTTCTGGCTGGTCTGGAATTTCATATTTTTCATCAGCTATTGAACACAACATGGCAATATTTCCAAAATTAGTCCTGATCAGATTATTGACATGTTCTAAAAGATCGTTCCATAGATCAAAATTCTCGATGAATGACTGTTCGTAC